GAAGCTATTGAAAGCATTATGTGGGTGTTAAAGTTTAACGGTACAATTCAAGACAAGAAAAATGGCAAATAATAGTGTTGAATATATTTTAAGCCTCAAAGACAAGTTTAGCAGTGGCATTTGTAAGCGTTCCATCGGCATTTACTTTTAATGGTGAAGATAATGCAGGTAACATATTAGCACGTACAACACGCGTAATCTTTTGATACACTCTGTTGTTTTCGATTGTTGAATAATCGCTTGTTGGTGTTACAGTTGTTTGGCTACCACTCCAATAAGAACCTGCGATGCCTGTTAGCTTACGTAGGAATGTGTATGAGTAGTTATTTAGGCTCTCAAATTGACTATCAGCAAGTGCGCTATACAATTGACCGTTTGAGAATGCGATAGTGTCTAATTCAGCACCTAATGCCATGTTAAACTTACCAACCCACGCAATTGATTCGCTTACAACTGCAAAAGATACTGCTCCTAACATTGCACCTATTGAACCAACTGATTTACCAGTTGCTTTGTAGATATAATCACCAGCGTTAGCACCATCCTGCGCTATACATACGCTTACATTTGGCGCAGTTTGTGTTGACAAATCTACTAATGTAGCCACACTTGCCGTTGCACTGATTTCAGCGTTCAACATAATTTGCATCGGTTTGTACACCGCTTCGTTAGCCGTTGCAATAGCTTGTAAAGCTGCGCATTGTGCTGCTGCGAATACTACGTTTTTTTCAAACACTGCCATTTGCTTAATCGCACCACTTGCATAATTTTGCATCAATGTCAACGCTGCGAATGTGTATGTGCTTGCTTCTTCTTCGTATAGACCTACATACAACTCGCCTTTAGCTTGTATTCTAAAGTATTCGCTAATATGGTAATGTAATGTATCAATCCATGAAGCAACACCCAAAACAGTTGAACCGCTGCCTGTTGGTTGTGTCCATGTTCCTGTTGTGCCACCTGTAATAGTTGATGCGTAAGGTGTGCCGCTATTTGGAAAAATACCCTCACCGCCTTTAGTTGAAACTAATAATGATGCAGTTGAATTTGTTGCACTGAAACCATGTGTTTGCGTTCCTGCATTGATAGCCGCTGCAAGGGCTGCTGCTGCGGTTGTAGTGCTTACAACATCGGCAGAAACCATTGTGTAAGTTGATAATACTGTTTCAATTCCTAATATGCCTGTATAGGTTATTGCAACGGTATCGCCAACGGCAGGAGTTCCACCAACTACCATCTTTGCAACGGCTTTAGTTTCGCCTAAATGTGTGTCTGTAATTCCTAATGTTTCAGCATCGGCTACTGAAAATATTTTTTTGATTCTATCGTTGGCAGTAAAGCCTGTTGGTAATGTGCCACCACTCGGATAGTAATGTGCATAACCCGAAACGTAATCTGTGCCGGGTAATGCTCTGCCTAAACCGCTTGTGCTTTTGACAAAGTTTATATTTGGTAATGCCATTTATTTTTTAGTATTAAAAAAGGCCTACCTACATTATAGCGGGTAGGCCTCTTTAGTGAATAATTGTTATTTTATTAAGATACCCAAGTTTGAACCAAAGCAGCAACACCTTTCATGTCAGCACGCAATATTGCAGAACCTAACATTACTTCCATGTTGAAGATTGAACCTAAATATTCAGGCTTACCGTTACCGTTTGAACCACTGTCATACAATGGTGTCATTGAACCTAATGCACGTGCAACAGTTGTTGAATGGAAAGCGATGCAAGCAAGGTTGTCAGTTGTTGCAGTAGCAGCACCGAAAGCCTTTGGCGATGTAGCACTGTTAGCGTAAACTGATACCACTGGGCGCATCATGATTTCAAAACCGTAAAGCATTGCAACGATACCGTTAGCTAATACATTTGGTTGGTTTTGGAAACCGTTGTAAGATGCACGAATTACATCACTGATTTGGAATAACTCCCAAAACATATCAGTACTCATTAACAACTTTCTGTTTTGTCTTGGAACATTGTCCTTGTCTAACTTGCTTGCTAATGAAGCAATGTCAGCAAGTGTAACCGCCTTACGCGTTCCTGTTGCACCCGGTGCTAATGATGTAGCAACTGCTGAACCTGTTGTGCCAACGATGTTAGCAGCACCTGTTGCAGACCAAGAGATAGCAACTTCATCACCAATACGTTGTGTAAGTGTAGTGATTTGTTGACCTAAAACTGATTGACGCTTGTCATAACTGATTTGCAATTCATCAAGGTTGCTAATCAATGTTGGCTCTAAAGCGAATTGATTAAGTGCATAAGTTCTATCAGTATCTGTTCTCTCGCTAATTGCTAAAGGGAAAGTTGCAGGATTCTTAACCACAGTTGGGTTTGAACCTGATTGAGGAACATGTACTGTTCCAAATGCGATATACGCTGAATGATCTACGGAGTAAGGTAAAAAGTCTGCATTTCTGTTTAACGCTTCTTGTACATCTTGTACCCAAATTTCTTTTATTAATGCCATTTTATTTTTGTTGTTTTAAAGTTTATAATTAATCTATTTGAATTTTTGCGCCACATGGTAAAAATACAGTTCCATCATACCAAAATGATTGACACCATGTTTTACCTGCTGCACCTGTAACTGTTGGAGCATCGATGCCAGTACCGAAAGTAAAGGTTTCAGATCCGTTTGTTTTTACTTTTAAATGCAATGCTGCACCTGCTTTTAATTCGCTTGAAAGCGTTAAGTCAAGTGTTGCGTTACCTGTTAACGTAGTCAATGAAGAAACTACTGTTTCATTATTACTAATTGTTGCGGCAGTTGTGCCGGTGGCAGCAATCGTTAACGTGCCTGCTGCGCCAAATGGGTTGTTGATTGTTGCCATTATTTTTTATTTGTTTTTATTGGTTTGTTTTCTATTTGATTGTCTTCTGTTTCTCTAACCTTAACGATGTAATGCATATTGTTTGACTGCGCGTAACTTGCTGCCTCTGTATGTTTAATGAAGCAGTTGCCATCCTCAAAACAATATAGCATATTAACAGTTGGGTTTGCGTTCCAAATTGCTTCCATGATTAAAACTTTTTATCGGTTGCAGGATTGTAGTTGTTGCTCAAATTACTTGGCAACTTGCTAATTAATGCCTCAAAACTTGCTGCATCATTTGCTCTCATTTCTGCTAAACCTTGTGGGTCTTTTTTTGACCAATCGTTGAATGTCCAAGACTCACGACCTGCAACTGCTGCTGGCACGTTAGCTTTGTTTTCAAATATCGGTGTGTATGCAGGTGTAAGTTTGCTAAATACATCTTTCAATTCTTCGTTAGACTTGTTAGATGTTAAGTAAATTTCTTTACTTGCTGTTGCAATTTTACCCTCTTTTACTGCGTTCTCTACAAGTTCAACTTTCGCTGCTTGTATACTTGCATCGTTAGCATCTTTCAACGCTTGTAATTCATTGTTTTGTGCTTCGATACTTGCTTCTAATTCAGCAATACGTGCATCTTTAGCGTTAACCGCTTCAATGATTGATTCTTCTGAAGCCTCGTTTGATAGCTTTAATAAATCAGTTAATTTATTCATTTTGGTTTCTGTTTTGATTATTACTTTATTATAAATAGCGTGTAACTCGCGCACATTTGCGTTCATTGTCGGCTTCATTTTCTTTGTTTCTATGATTTCATCAACGATGCCTAAATTCATGCATTCATCGGCAGTCATCCACGTTTCTTTAGCCATTAAATCTTTGCACTTATCTAATGTTAGATTTGTATTGCGCTCAAATATCTTTGCTAAACTGTTTGTGATTAAATTCAACACTTCTTCATCACTTCCACCGTTAGCGTTGTGCATCATAAACGTGCCATAATCGGCCATATATTTCTTTTGGCCACAAATAGCAATAACACCCGCCATTGAATAGGCCATGCCATCAATATAAGTGTTGCAAGGTATAGCACTGTTAAGAATAGCACTAACGATTGAAAGACCATCGGCCACACTTCCACCAATCGAATTGATACGAATGTTAATGGTCTTAACTTGGTCTGAATAGTTATCGTTAATATACTGAATATCCTCTGCAATCCACGAACCGTTTATGCCCATATCCATACCATCAATATTGCCAATGTGCTTATAAATAAGCATCGTTGCGGTGTCGTTGGATATGTTTGTGATTTTCATTGTACAAAAATGGTTACATATTTGCACTTGAATTGAAATAAGTTACTAATTTTGTAGTGTTTAGTAACTAATATTTTAAAATGGCTAATCCAAAAAACGATATTCAAGAGAAAAAACAAGCCACTAAAGCCCGCGTAACTGCTCATTTATCGGGCGAATTAAAAAAGAAATTCTTTGATGAAGTCGAAAGGACTGGCACCAAAGAATCTTATTTGCTCAAAGAAATATTATCAGAGCATTACGGGAAGAATAGGTTTTAGGTTAACCTATTTTAGCTAATTCAGCAGTTATTTGACCGTAAATTTGTATGCCTGTGCCTATTGTCCAACTGCCGCTTGGTAATGTAAAGTTTATATCCTTTGAACCTGCAATAGTAAAACCAATCGCAAAACCTTTAGTTGGGCTTCCTGCTAAATTCTCATAATAAGAACCGTTGTTAAATTGACTTTTAAAATTAGCAGTAAATGGCAAAGTTAATGTTATTGCACTTGCATTGCTTCCTGCTAATGTCATTGGGCCTATTGCGTAATCAATCCAAATAGTTCTACCCTCTTGTCTATATTTAACATTCCAATCGGCGGCGCCACCTGGTAATGTTAATGTGCCACTTGAAGCAGATAAGTAACTTGAATTAAATGCAATGGTATTCCATTGACCATACAATAACAAGTCATCATAATTAAACGTGCCGCTACCACTTGCGCCAACACTCCAAACTATCCTTCTATTTTCATGAACATTGTTTGATGTGCCATCGGAAAACAATGCAGGGTCATAATTAGCAGCAGTTATAAATGTAGTTGTAATTGTGCCTACAATTACTTGACCAACACCCGGTGTTAAACCAGTTCCTGCTGGACATAAAAATATTTCATCTCCATAAACTACACAACCGATACTAATACTTGAACCAACTTTTCTACAACCATACATAATTCGAGCAGGCAATGCAGCAGGATTTACTTCTGTGTCATTTTGCGCTATTAACATTTGAATTATATTTAAATCAGATTCTTGGGAAGCCGCTTGTAAATGCGCTAATGTGCCACTTTTGAATGGCATTGCACTTGTACTTGAAATGTCTGTGAATTTTACTTTTTTCATTTTATAAATATGTTATAACTTGATAGTCAATTCCTGCATAGTTATACAGGTCGGCAATTTGCCTAATAATATTTTCATTGTTGGTGCTAATATTCGGTGCAATATCTGTTGCAGGTGGAGTTGTTAGCGCATTAGCCACCGAAATAGGCACGTTAATTGTAAATTCGCTGCCAGTGTTTGCAATGTTTATAGCTTGTATAAATGTTTCAGCCTCACCGTTGGCATAAACTATTAACGAACTGTTAACCTCTGTAAATCCAACGTAAAGCACCACATCACTTGGACTGCCCGGCCCTATAAATATATCACTCGCACTCGGCACATTTACAAACGTAGTGCCAAACCATTCGTTTAAAGCCCATTCAAACAATAAGTGTTGTGCATTGTACTTCATACGCGGCTCAATTCCCACAAACTTGTCTTGAATTTTAAACCAATAGTTTGTGTTCGTTGGTAGGTTTCCAGTGCTTGCCACCCAACACTGATAGATAGCTTTATCGGTGTACTTCACTTGGTTGCCAACCGCGTAGGCAGTTGCAGGGTTGTACAACGCTGCTGCATTGCCATTTTGAAATGTGCCAAACATTGTGTTGTATAGCACTTGCAATGGTTTCAGCAGTGTTTTAGTCCACGCTTTGTATATCGGCAGCCGCTTCTTTGGTGGCAAGAAGTTGACCGCAAATGTATCGGTGTTTATGATTGAACTCATTATTGAACAATATAAGTTAACGTGTCTGCAAAGGTATGTGTTGCAGTTGTTTCTTCTTCTACATAGCCCGAAATGGTTTGATATTGCACTGCATCAACACCTGTTGAAAGGTTATACAATGTCACACCTGTACCCCAAGCAACGGTGTCTTTGCGCACTAATATACGTGTTAAACTAACCGAAATTACACCATCTACCGCTTGTATAGCATCAACTACCGCTTGCGTGCTAATAACACCGTTAAATGGCAAGTTAGCCATATAACTATTTAACGCTGCTACTACGTTGGTTGCAATAACTGCTGAATATTGACCGTTGTAATAAACCTTTCCAGCCACTTCCATTTTATCACTATTCTCATTGATTAATGTAAATGCTATGCCCGCAGGATTAAATGTTTCAACGTAGCTTTGTAATTCGGCTAATTCTCCAACTGATACTGGTGTTGGTGGATTGCCTTTTGCAACCTTAATTAATACCGTTCTATTTGGCGCGGTAATTACTGCGCAACGTGTTAATATTTGATTTGCAGTGTTGATAGTTGGATATTCAATAACGAATGTTGTTGTGTTTAATTCAGCAACATCTCCAGTTTGAAATGCCAACACTTTATTGCGTGTCCATTGCGGTGTGCTTGGTGCTGCGGTGCTTGCTATGGTTTCTAATTCTGTTTTAAATATGTCCTGCAACTGCTCAAATATAGCTATGCAAGAAGCAACAATAAAATAGTATAGATTCCATTTTGCGGTTTGACTTGTTGAGGTCAATGTTGACAATGTTGGGTCTGCGTTTTTTGCATCCAACATTGATTGTTTGATTTGTGCTACTGTTCTGGCCATTACACTATGGATGTTATTAAGCCTTTAACAACTGTAACTGTCTTACCATTTGCAGTTGTAAACGATCCTGTTGCACCTGTTGAAAATGTATAACCAACGATGGCATTAACAGTTGTTATTGATGTAACTGCATTTTGATTTATTACTACATTTTCAGTTCCTGTGATTGCACCTGCTACCGGTAACTCTGATATTTTTTGCTCTGCCATTTTATTGTTGTATTATTAGTTTATAACCTTGTTCGTTTAATAATTCGTAATTCAATTCACTTGCCAACACTATTGCATCGGGTATAAATCCAGTGCGAATAATTGCATTGTCAAGTTGTGGGCTATTGTTGGTGATTAACGTGTTTACATTCGCCTCTGTTGTTGGTAAGCTACTTGAAGAATAATCAAAGCCTTGCATTGTGTAAGTAATGATAAACTCCTGTATGTTTGTATGGTCGTTTGATTGCACTTCACTTCTGCGCAGAAACTTACTGTTGTAAGGTGTTGACCAACCATGAATAAGTTGGTTTAAGTCTTGTTTTAATTGCAATATATCGGTGTCTTCTGTCTTGTAGCTTTCAAAACCTAAATGCAATGCTATGGTCATTGTGCCTTGTTGCTGACCTTGTAAGTTTTCAATATAATCGGCCGCAGGAAATTCGATAAAACAGTTTGGATAACCAAACGCTACGTTTTCGTTTTCGCGCTCGTATTGGTTGTTCCATAGTGCAACATACTTCAACGATTGAAGTGTGCTAATACGTGCCTTTAATTGGTTATATATTGCTAATTGCATTATGTGAATACCTTATCTAATCGTTTAACAATAACTGCTTTTACTTTCTCGTTGAGGTTGTATGAATCACCCATAAATTTACGCTTGGGCATATTTTTTAAACCATTATTATGTCGCGCAGCATAAACTAAATCAGTTGAAATCTTAATGCTTAACGCTGCTCTGTTTGCAGGATTACGAATGATTGACCGCCTCAAATCGCCAGTCTTTACCAATATTGCACGTGTGGTATCATCAACTACTTTACCGCTTTTGGTTGTGTACGTTGTGCGCTTTCTCGGTTTCCACTTCTGCACACTCTTGTCATCCCACCCTTGCTTCCTAAATGATTCAACAAAGAACACCTTTGCAGTATTACCAACATCTACAATAGCAGCCTCCAACGCTTTACGCGCTTTCTTTTCTGCCTGTTTTAAATCGAATTTATTGGACTTGCTCATTATTTTATAGAAGCATTAATAACTATATTCCCATCAACTACTTTTATGTCAAATATTTCTATTTTTTGATTTCTACCTAAAAGAATTTCTTCTTGTTTCATTATTTTATTTAGTTTAGGTAACTCTTTAGTAATATCTAATCCTTTGGCAGTTTCACCTAAATTTAAATCAATTATAACTGGCATTTTTGCACCTGTAAAATCTTTAAAATCTGATGCTATATCAAAAACTTTTGTAGTTGACATAAAACCTTTTTCAGTAAATGAATTTAGTTTTTTTGAAATTGCTTTTTCATATAAAGATATTGAATTTTTACTATTATCTCCATATAATAATACACTTTGCATTGATTCAAATTCTGATTGTGTAATACCTTTAAATAAAACACTTGCATCTATTGAACGATATACTTTCCCAACTGCTTCTAATTTTTTATTTGTTGCAGTTGTTAATGAATTAAGTAGTGTTTTTTCATTTTTAGTTAATTCTCCAAATTTACTACTATCTCTTAAATATTGGTTTATCCACATACCATCACCACTAACATACCATTCAACTGCATCTGATTCAGCCTTTGTTAACACTTTAGGTACTTTAACGATTGGTGCAGGTCTTGGTGCTTGCGGTATAG